ACGCCGTCGGCGCTTGAGCACGGCGAGATCGCGATCAACTACGCCGATGGCAAGGTGTTCTGGAAGAATGCCTCGAACGTCATCACGTCGTTTACGTTTCAGTCCTACGCGCTCGCGTCGCACGGACACGCGGCGTCGGACATCACCATCAACTTTTTTGGCGGGGCAGTTCTTGAGTTTGACGGATCAGACCTGAGTCAAGTTTGGCTCCCGATCGACGCCGCGCTCGCCGCTCGCCCAACCACAACGTCATACGCTACGTCTAACGTCGGCGGCGTGGTCAAGGTCGGCGCGGGCGTCACCATTACAAACGGCGTGATTTCCGTCAGCACGAACTACGCCGCGACGAGCCACACACACGGCAATATCACCAACGCCGGTGCGATCGGATCGACCAGCGGCCAAATCGTCGTGACCACAACGAGCGGCGTCCTCACGACGGCATCCACGATCAGTACGTCTCAGGTCAGCGGTCTCGGCACGCTCGCGACGCAGAGCGGCACGTTCAGCGGCACGTCGTCTGGCACGAACACCGGCGACGAGGTTGCGGAGTACGCCACTACGTCTGCATTTCCAGCCACCGGCAACACCACACTGCTCTACCTCGCAACCGACGCATCCCGTGCCTACCGCTGGACTGGATCGGAGTACGTAGAGGTTGGGCCTACATCGCTCTCCGGCGCATCCAGCGGACCATCCCTAGCCCTCGTACTGGCGCTGAGCTAATGGCAAACCCAAACATCACCGCCGTCACGTCAGTCGTAGCCAACAATGCCTACGTGCGACTCTCGTCTACCAGCGAGACGCAGGTGGTCAGCAACGCCGCGAGCAGCGGCAAGGTCTATATCCTCGACAGCATCGTCGTCGCCAATGTAGACGGAACCAACGCGGCAGACATCACGCTGAGCCTGTACGCCGCCGCGACAAACACGGGCACCGCGACCAAGATCGCACACACCATTACGGTGCCCGCCGATGCAACGCTGGTGATCGCGACGAAAGACCTCGCGATCACGCTGAAGGAAGCACAGTCGCTGTACGCGACCGCGTCGGCCGCTGACGATCTGCACGTCACGGCCTACTGGAAGGAATTTTCCTGATGCGCGGTCGCGGAGGATACATCGGATTCAACCGCGTGCCTGCGGCGTCAGCATACAACTCTGCGGCGAGCGGCGTGTGGACGCTGCGTGAGGCGGAGTCGCTTCAGAGGCAATCGACGTGGCCGTTGGCGACGCCGCTGCTACTGGACAGTTTCCCAAGTGCCGCCGCCGCGTACAGCCTGCGACAATTGCGCGCTGGTGCATCTGCTCCAGTTGTGCGCGTGCGCAGATCGTCCGATAGCGCGGAGTCAGATTTTTCAAGCAGCCAGATCACGGACGGTTCGCTGGCCGCGTGGGTGGGTGCTGGAAATGACGGGTTTGTTGCGACGTGGTATGACCAGAGCGGAAACGGAGTACACGCAAGCAATACAACGAACAACTCTCAGCCGGTGCTGGTTTCAGGCGGCGGTCTAGTGCAGAGAAACAGTAAGCCAGCCGTAAACTTCGCACGTAACGTGACGCTTCCAACGTGCTTGTCGGCGACTCTGAGCAGCAACAATCAAAACTGGACAGTGGCGTCCGTCTGCACTATCCAGAGTTCGCGTCCGGCGGGATACAGTTTCGATTACGGGCGAGTGCTGTCTGTAGGAAACGTCAACAGCGAAGACTACAACAACCTATCCAGTTTTGTGATGAGCCTAAACTTTCAAACGCTTGCAAGCGTAAGTGCGCCAAATGCACTTATGGGGTATGCAAACGCGTTCGCGGTTGTCTCGTTGCCAGCCTATGACGCTCAATACATTTTCTGCGGCTACAAATCTGGCTCTACAGTCAGTTGCAGGGTCAACAATGGCAACGCAGTTTCGGTCACGCAATCAGGTACATTGAGTGCTGGACGACTGAGGCTCGGCGCGAGCATCAATTACGGCAGAGGCGAAAGCAACTCCGTCCTGTGGGGCACAATTCAAGAAGTGATCTATTACCAGACAGACCGATCGTCTGATGTCGCTGGACTGATTGCGGAACAGAACAGTTATTTCAACACATTCTAAAAGCCATGCCCTTTTCCTTCCCAGCCTCGCCCAGCGTCGGCGACACATCGACGCAGAACGGCCGCACCTACTCATGGTCTGGCTATGCGTGGGAGATCGTCGCCACGCCTGCGGCGCTGCCAGCGAGCGTGATCACTAGCGGCACCCTGGACATCGCCCGCATTCCGACTGGCACGTCGTCCAGCACGGTGTGCGTCGGCAATGACTCGCGGTTGTCGGACTCACGCACGCCGACCGACGGCAGCGTGACGACGGCAAAACTTGCCGACGACGCGGTGACCTACGCGAAACTACAGAACGTCTCCGCCACCGACCGCCTGCTTGGTCGCTCGTCCTCCGGTGCTGGCGACGCGGAGGAGATCACCTGCACGGCGTTTGGTCGGTCGCTGATCGACGACGCCGACGCCGCGACGGCACGCACCACGCTCTCGGTGCAGCCGACGGCGAGTCCAGCGTTCACTGGCGCAGCGACGTTCGACAACACAGGCAACGTGGTGCCGTTGACGGTGACCAACACAGGGACCGCCAACTCGTTCGTCGTCAACGACGAGTCTGGCGACACAACGCCGTTTGTAATCAATGCGGCGGGCAACGTGGGCATCGGCATAAGTTTGCCGCTCTACAAATTGCACGTCAGCGGCGGATCGGCGGCAGTCATAAACGGTTCTGCCGACACCTATTTGTTTGTGGGAGAGGGACTTGCATCACAGCAGTACGGCTGGATGCGTTGGGACGCCACAAACAATGTTCTGGGAGTTGGCGCGGACACCGCCGTGTCGGTGGATTTTGCCCCCCCAAGGCCCCCCCCCCCCCCCTCCCCCCCCCCCGCCCCCGCCACGTTCGCGGGGCAAGTACTCGTCGCCGCAGGCAGCGTGTCAGCGTGCAGCGTGGCACCGACTGGTGACCCGAATACGGGACTGTATTTCCCGTCTGCTGACGTTGCGGCGCTGGTGACGAATGGCACCGAGCGGGTGCGGGTTGGCAGCGGTGGTCGCGTACAGTTTTTCGCCGCCGACGACAAGTTCGGCGTGCAACTCAACAAGGGTGCCACCGGCAACGGCGCATTTCTCGGCAGCGACGGTGCCGACATACTCACCATCTCCACCGCTGGCGGTGCAGAGCGGGTGCGCGTGAAGGCGACAGGGGCAGTGCGATTCGTTCCTTTGTCCGCAGACCCATCGACTGGCAACGAAGCCGGAGATGTCTACTACAACTCAACCACAAACAAGCTCAAGGTCTACAACGGCACCTCATGGGTAGACCTGCACTAGGAGTAACCATGCCTAGCATCCCCACGCTCTTTGCATCCGAGCCGCTGTCGATCTCAGCGACCTACGACAAACTCTGGGTGCGCGAGATCGTCATCTCCGCACAGTCAGTCGGCGGCGAAGCCGAGGCCCGCGTGACGCTGGTCCGTTTCCGCACCACCGAGACAGGCGTGGAGGAGGCACCCGCCGAGCCGATCCGCCTACACGTCCGCGACCTGCTCGCGGGAGCGGAGGCCGACGCTGACCTCGCGGCGGCGGTGGGGGCGTTGATGAACTACGTGGCGAAAGTGGGCGTCGAGCAGGGCGTCATCGCGGCGGGCGAGTGATATGGTCGTCCTGTCGTCGATCCTGCGTCGCGAAGAACCGCAGCGCGAGCGACGCGAGCGGGTGCCGCTACCCGGCGAGCTCGCCGTCGTCTGCGTCTTCTGGAATCCTGCCGGGTGGCGATCGCTGCGGCGGAACTACCTTCGATTCCTCCACGAGATGAAGTGGTGGGGCGTTCCGACGTTCAACGTCGAGCTCGCCTACGAAGGGCAAGCGTTCACGTGCGACGATGCGTGGCTCAAGGTCCGAGGCGGCGATCGCAACGTGCTCTGGCAGAAGGAGCGCCTCATCAACCTCGCGGTCGAACGCCTGCCCGACCGCTTTGACAAGGTGGCGTGGATCGACGCCGACATGGTGTTTCTCGACCACCAGTGGCCCGAGCGGCTGTGCCGCACGCTCGAAGAGTGGCCGGTGGTGCAGATGTGGAACGAGTGGCACTGCGCCGGACCTGACGGGCAGATCGAGAGCAAGAAACTGTGCGTCGGGCATCGCTGCGAAAGGTACTTGAGAGAGCAGAACTGCTGCCCTGGCGGTGCGTGGGCGGCACGACGCGACATCTGGCCGCTCTACGATCGGCACATCGTCGGCAGCGGCGACTTGATGATGGTCGAGGGATGGACAAACCACACAGTGCAGCGATGCCTGCGCATGATGAACGAGCCGATGGCGCGGCACTTCCGCGAGTGGAGCGAGGTGGCGTACGCGAAGGTCCGTGGCGAGATTGCGTGCCTGCCAGGCGACGCGATGCACTTGCATCACGGGAGGTTTGCCGATCGTCAGTACCACTCCCGATGGTTTCCGGTCATCAGTGCTGGCTATGACCCGGCGACGCACGTCCAGGTGGACGAGAGCGGCTTGCTCCGTTGGACCGACTCGGCACCCGAGCCGCTCGTCGAGTGGGTGCGGGGCTACTTCGCGAGCCGGAACGAGGACGGCTGAGTTGACACGTCCCGCACCATGCGGGCATGGAACTCAACACGAAGCGAATCCTCGTCACGGGCGGTGCCGGATTTCTCGGACGTGCCGTGTGTCGTCTCTTGCGTGAGCGTGGATGCACGCAGGTGATCGTGCCTCGCAGGGTCGCGTACGACCTCACCAGCGAAGAGGACACGATCGACCTGTTCGACGACCACCGGCCCGAGGTCGTGCTTCACCTCGCGGCCGAGGTCGGCGGCATCGGGGCGAACATGGCGACGCCGGGGAGGTTCACGTACGCGAACCTCGCGATGGGTCTGCACGTGATCGAGCAGTGCCGACGGTTCGAGGTCGAGAAGGTCGTCGTCGTCGGGACGGTGTGCAGTTATCCGCTCAACCCGCCCGTGCCGTTCGTCGAGGGCGATCTCTGGAACGGTTACCCCGAGCCCACGAACGCTGGGTACGGGATCGCGAAGCGTGCCGTGTACGAACTACTGCGGCAGTACCACAAGGAATATTCTCTGCCGGGTTCCGTCGTGATTCCGACGAATCTCTACGGCCCGCACGACAACTTCGACCCGGCATCGTCGCACGTGATTCCGGCGATGATCCGGCGATTCTGCCGCACCGATCCGGTCACGCTCTGGGGGACGGGCTGTGCGAGCCGGGAGTTCCTCCACGTCGATGACGCCGCCGAAGGCATCGTGCGAGCAGCGGAGACGGTGACGACGCCCGACCCGATCAACCTAGGCGGCGGCGGCGAAGTGCAGATGAGGAAGTTGGCCGAGATGATCGCGGGCGAGTGCGGCTAAAAGGGGGCGGACCGCCGGGGCCCCCCCCGAGCGCCGCGGGCCGTCTCCGAGCGCGGCTTGACCGTCCGGAACCCGGCGGCCCACCCTCCGATCGTGCCCT